CCACCAAGAGTCTCTCTGCTTGTTCCACGTCTTTAATCTGACGAATGGCAATCGCATCTTCAAGGTCAATTTCTTTTTGTCCAAGAGCAATCTGTATGTTTTGTTCTAGGTATTGCTTGTCCATTTCATTCATCTCAGTAACAACCACTACTCCGAAGTTGTACATAGATAGATTATGGAAAGAACTAAGTACGGCCATGTTGGTTTCTCCAACTGCATTTGTGTATACTTTATACAGTATACTGTCTGGTGGTATCACCTGTAAACAGCGAACAATATCATCACATACTTTTTTGTATAAAACCATCGCTGCATTAGTGATGTCGTATATAGCATTGTTGCCGGCTTGCACGGCCATTTGATTCACACCCACTAAGGCTTCTCCTTTTGGAGTGGTTCCATCCATAACCTCATTGATACCTGTTGCATCTCTAATCATACGTAAGTAGTGATTGTAAAGAGCCACAAGTTCCTGTATGTTTCTAATGCTATTACCTATTTCTCTGACAGGTGGGTTTTGGAAACCTCCCTCTGGATTCTTACTACGGTAATAGAACACACCAGTTTGTTCGTAGATGTCTTGAATCTCTAGTGGCTGCAGTTCTCCACCGCGTCCTAGTTGAACATTCTCTAAGCCTTCAATATCAATAATAATCCCATCTGGCTTTGCTTTAGCAATAGACTGCTGAAGTTTTAAGTGTGTGATCTGGAGCATGTCGGCAAATCCGATAACAGAGGATACCATTGACTTAGGTATCATTCCACGGATGTTTGTTGCGACAATGCTGTATGATAAACGTGCACGTGAAATATCATGCACATTCTTAGGAATGTTTTTCTTTGGGCCGTAGTTATACACATGTTCTGTACCTACAATGTAAGTACCTCCGTATACCGTAGCGTTCTTCATATAGACCGCCTCTCTGTTGTATACAGATTGCTGGGGTGCGTTGTACTCGTTGCCCTTATAGTAGAAACCAATGTTTCCGTATGCTGATTCTTTTTTCTCGTAGATGATGTCGTCGACAGACATGAACTCAAAGTCCATAACCTCTATCTTGTATTCATCGTATCCTTGACGGTATCTTGTACCAGGTCTATCGTAACCAGATCCTGTCGTAGAGAACTGAGTAGGATTGTTTCCATACTTGTTCATAACAGTCTTAGCAATTACCTCGTACTCCTGTTCTGTAAACTGGTTACCCGCAATGCGCTTCAAGTCCATGATTGTTATGTACTTGAAATGACCAGCATATGTTAGGTCAGAGAAGGTTGGGTCGTCCGTATAGTTGTGTATGAATTTCTTTGGATCAACATACTCCTCCTTGATTCCGTAGTTAGGGTCATTGCTTCTTTTTGCAACACCCATTCCTAGTGTAGTCAAATCCTCAACACAGCGACGGTAGATAGATTGATTAAAGTCATTCCACTTCAATGTCATCTCAGTAGCAATCTGAGCAGAGATTTCTGCGTCTGTCTTAATGTTGGTGTCTAAGAATATTTCGGTTTCCTCTGGGGTGTCTGGCAGTTGTCTAGGATCTGTCTTTACGCGCAGCCCTAGTGACTTTGCCTCTTCAATCATATCGCGATTCTCGATACGCAATATTGTAGCATTTTTCTTTTTGTCCTTCTCTGTTTTTGACAGAGGGTCTACGGCTTCGATCTGGGGATATGGTTCCTTAGATAGAATTTTGTTTACAACAATCTTAACGAACTTAGGTATAATGGGAACCGGTGTGTAGTCTAGCGTCATCAAGGTTCCATCACCATTGTTGTTATCAAGAGAGTTTAATATCTGTCGATAAATAGATGTGTCTTGTGTCCCTTGCGCATAATCTCTGCAGCGCTCCATTTCGCTGTTCCGGCGTCCGTACAATGAATTTTGATAGTCACTTCCAATCCATTGCGCGAACATGGCCTTCGCATATTTTAGACCATATTGCTTAGACATCTTCTCCTCGACGCCACATAGTGGGTCTGGAAATGAAGATTGTCCATTTGTGTATTCGTTGTCCATACTTAAGATTGCTACTGTTGCAAATATACCTCTTATTATCTTCGTATAATTATCTGACCTTTACGGAAGAACTGCTTGCTATTGAAATCTGTTTTTGGTTTCTCGGGCCTGTTGCCTTGCGCCGCAAGAAGGGCTAGTCCGCTTGATATAGAAAGGTCATATTTTGTACGATCGTCTATCTTAAAATTTACCCAGTCCTCAAGGGTTCTTTCAAAATACATCTTACCATATTCTAACGTCTGCTCATTGAGACCAACGTGCGCGTGTATGTAAGATTCTATGGCCTGTGCGTGGGCCTGTATAACATCCTGTGAGTTCGATGGTATGCCTTTGGTTTTTGTTTTGCTTCCGTAGTTCGAAGTAAGATGAGTAGGCCTGTCTAACAAGAAGTGGTCGTAACCCCTTGATTCAAAGTGCCTTGCGATTCCATATTTGTTGTTCTCAATCAATACAGGGTATCCATAGAACTTGGATGCCATTAGTATATCTTCGTAAAAAATCTTTGCCAATGGTGGCCGTGAAGCATACTCGGCTACAAACATGTTAGAGGGATACTCTAGGTTGAATTTATTAAAGAAATGGCAAGCACCCTTTGATCCCCTTCCATCCACTGTTGCGTCGATATCATAACTATCAACTCCAGCGCATCCTAGCCATGCATTCTCTGGCTTCTTTTTGTTTCTTAATTCTACAGGCGGCATCCATGCTACCCTCCATCTTCCGTTTGGATCAGGACTAAACACAACCTCTGTATCCTTCTGCCCTAGAGACCAGACAAAGTTTCCCACAACCACAGGGTTCGGAAATAAATCCTCATTGTATTCTACCTGTTCGTATATTTTTTGTACGTTGAACAAGGATGCTTTGGCGCTATCCCTAAATGCTTCTGCTTCGGTAAAAGGGAACTGTCGTATAACTTCGTTTAGTTCGTAAGAGTCTCCAGACAAACCTTTTCTTTCGTTCTTTAAGTAAGTCTTTGCTCCTAGGTTTATATACTCACCCTCCAGGCCTATAAGACTTTTCTCTGGATCATCAACCACAGGCAAGCCGTACTTGTCAAAGAAACCTTCCAAGGCATCGTATGCTGGTATAAAACAACCATACAAGCCGCTCTTTGTCCTGCCGTTCTCGTTTCTATCATTTACATTACTGGAATAGTAAAGTTCCCTGTACTGCCTTCCTCCTCTGTCTAGCGGATTGACAGTGCTTCCGACCATTGCTTTGCCTACAATCTTTCTACCTACAAGCAAACAAGTTCTTTGTACTCGCCATGCCTCTCGTATATCATTACCTTTCTCCCACTTACCAGCCTCATCCAGGTACAGCATGTGTAGTTTCTCTCCATCATAGGCGTTGTTGGTTGTGTTCTTCCAGTTAATAATTGTATTAAGAGCCTCGCCTCTTGATGAGGTTTTGTTCTTTTTAGTGATTCTCTTTGATGGCTCGCGAAAGGCAAGTTCCATCCTGGGGTTGGTAGTACCATCTTGAATAGGTTTAAAGAAAAAAGGCAGTGACTTATATATAGGCACCACCTTCTTCATGAATATATTTTCCTGCGCATCAGTACCCGTCTTAGACATAATGCCCAGCAGTTTCTCTTTAACCTGTGTTCCTTCATTTACAAGTATTGCTGCCGACATATTGGTGTATCCAGATCGACGACACTTGACGTACACCTGCCCAATACATCTTGGGTCTGCTATGCAAGCGTCAAGGTGTATGAATAGTTGTCTTTGAAAATCAAGGTAGGATGGATATCCGATATCAATCTTACACCACTGTAGGAAAAAGTAGTGGTTTCCTGTGATGTAGGTAGGTACCCCGTTGTTGTAGAACCATACTCCATTTCTTCTTCTTTTATATTCTTGACTAATGTATGGAGTGTACTTCTTTCGGAACGCTTCTGGCATCTCCATCCACTCCTCCATAGAGCGTATTCTTCTGAGTTCCTGTGGTAGTTCCTCTCTTACCCAGTATTGCTCTTCCTTGGACTTGTCATGGAATAGTATATCCTTCTTAGCAGGTTTCTTTGGGAATTGTATGGGTAAGTCAAAGTATACACTGACATCCCCTGCGGTTTTGTCAGGGCATATACTGACGACAATTTCATCTTCTATCTCTACAAGTCCAGCCATTTAATAATCCCAGTATATGAAGACTTGATTACTTCGAGTATTGCTCTGCGAATCCTCCGCTATAGTCTCGTTCTTCTTTGATTTCTCCGTCTTGCCGGAGTCCTTTAATGAGTTGCTCGAGTCTTTCTCTTTCAACGATAAGTTCTTTTGCATCTACCGCTGTCTGCTTTATGGATTGCAGTTCTGCTTTACGTTGAGAACCGCTAAGTTCCTGGTCTACAGGCTTTTGTATTTCCTGTATCATGTTCTCTATAGCAATCTGCATCGCTTGCATCAAACGCACAGCGGTGTCTATGTTATTATACTTCTTCGATTTTGCCATGAATTGATTGTAAATACGTTCTCCATAACTTCTCTCCGTTTACCTCCATCTCATAGGATGAGTTCTTTCTAATCAGAACTTTGTCTCCGGGACTCAAGTCGAGTTCCTTTAACTTAGGTGAAGACCATCTTATGTATCCTTTCTTTTCTTTAGGGGGATTCGCTTTTGGTATGAGTTCAATGATGTCACTCTTTATTGTTTCCTCTTGCTCTTCCTCTGGCTCTGGAGTTATAAATATCCAGTCACTAATCAACTCTATCTCCCCTGTGTCTTGGCATTTATATGCGTAGGCTTGACAGGATATAGGATCTAAGTTACCTCCATAGTGGACAACGTATATGTCGTCGTCTGGGTTTATGAACTGACAACGCTTCTTGGTTTCTTCTAACTGAACTGTTTCCTCGTT